TGGTATTAAGAATTATATTGATATAGTAAATGGCAAGACAAATACTATTATTAAGGACGATACTTATGATAAATTTGAACTTGAAAGTATTATAGAATGGTGGAGAAAGAAAGCGGCCGTTCGTTATGAAACTTTAAAAAAAGAAAATAGAATACGAAATGAACTTGAAATCTGGACCAAAAATTCTTCGTTACAGATCATACGATAAAAAAATAATTTATATAAATAACTTTATATATATTGATTTGAGGTGAAGAATAAAATTTAATTAAGAGAGAGATGGAACAGAATAAACTATTAATACACAAACATTTAATTATTAGAGCCGAAGTGAAAAACCCACCTAAAAACGAAGAACAATTAACAAATTGGTTAAAAGATTTCATATCTTTTATTGATATGAAAGTTTTAATGGGACCTTACGTTAAGTATTGTAACACAATAGGCAATAGAGGTATTACAGGTGTGGCCGTTATTGAAACAAGCCATATAGCAATGCACGTTTGGGACGAAACGGATCCTGGTATTATGCAGTTTGATGTTTACAGCTGTTCAGAATTTGACCCTTATAAAATTGCAGATAAACTACAAGCAGATTTTGATGTAGTTAAATTAGACTATAAGTTTTTAAATAGAGAAACTGAATTGAAACCTATAAGATTAAAAAAAGATACAATGAATAAATATGCAAATAATAATACACAACAGATTTCAGAACCCACCTTATTTAATATCGCCTAACTTTTCTCCTAAAGAACTTGACAATTTAAAGGAAATGTTATATAATGAAAATATTAAATATACATTAATTTATAGTGAAAAGGAGTATAGTGAATATGAGCAATTTTTTAAAAGACATAATTAAAGATGTAGGCAATGAGTATGCAACACTTGTAAGTGAGGGTGTTGACAGTGCTGACGTAACAAGTTTTATAGATACAGGTTCATATTCTTTCAACGCATTATTATCAGGTAGTATTTTTGGTGGCTTGCCAAGTAATAAAATTACAGCAATCGCTGGTGAAGCAGCAACAGGCAAAACATTTTTTGCTTTAGGAATTTGTAAAAACTTTTTAGATAAAAATAAAGATGCAGGAGTAATTTATTTTGAATCTGAAAGTGCAATCTCAAAAGAAATGATCGTATCACGTGGCGTAGATGCTACAAGAATGGTAATTGTTCCAGTTGCTACAGTACAAGAATTTAGAAATCAATCAATTAAAATTTTAGACAAATATTTAGAACAACCAGAAGATAAAAGAAAACCTTTAATGTTTGTATTAGATAGTTTAGGTATGTTATCTACAACTAAAGAAATGGAAGATACAGCAGAAGGAAAAGAAACAAGAGATATGACAAGATCACAAATTGTCAAATCTACATTTAGAGTTTTAACATTGAAACTTGGTAAGGCAAAAGTTCCAATGATAATGACCAACCACACATATGACGTAATAGGTTCTATGTATCCACAAAAAGAAATGGGTGGTGGTTCTGGTCTTAAATACGCAGCCTCATCAATCATCTATCTAGGCAAAAGAAAAGAAAAAGATGCCGACAACGAAGTGATTGGTAATATTATCCACTGTAAAAACTATAAGTCAAGGTTAACAAAAGAAAATGCTCAAATAGATGTAAGACTAACATACAAATCTGGTTTAGACAGATATTATGGTTTGTTAGAAATTGCTGAAGAAGAAGGCATATTCAAAAAAGTATCAACTAGATATGAACTACCAGATGGTGCAAAAGTGTTTGGTAAATCAATCAATGATGAACCTGAAAAATATTTTACAAAGGAAATATTGAAACAGATAGATGAAGCAACAAAGAAAAAGTTCCTCTACGGAGCAGAATAAAATAAAATATCTTTTTGTACAAAAAGAAGGAGATGACTTTACTTGTATCAAGTTAATTGAGGACAAGTATTTGGGTATTGTCTATAAGTATGGCAAAGTGGCTTTTGCTAAAGATGAAAAACCTGATGGATCGTTGCCAATGAAATTTGATTATGATATTATTAAAAATCCAGACAATATAGATACAAATAATCAAGAATTTATTAATTATATTGGTGATATATTAGTAGAACTATTAGAAAAACAATTGACAGATGGAAAAGTTGAATTTAAATAATGAACGAATAGAGATTACAGTACTACGTAATTTCATATTTAATGAAGCATTTACCAGAAAGGCCTTACCTTTTTGTAAAGAAGATTACTTTACAACACGTCCTGAAAGAATATTGTTTAGGGAAATAGATACCTTTGTAAACAAATACAAAAATATTCCTACAAAAGAAGCATTACTCATAGAACTTGGTCAAAGAAAAGATATAAATGAGGGAGAATTTAATGTAATTAAAGAATTAATAGCTTCTTTAAATGAAGAAAAGGTTGATCTACAATGGTTGTTAGATACTACAGAAAAATTTTGTAAAGATAGAGCAGTACATAACGCAGTATTAACTGGTATTAAAATATTAGATAAAAAAGACCCTAGACTTACACCTGAAGCAATACCTGGTATTCTTGCAGACGCATTGGCCGTTTCTTTTGATAATCATATTGGCCACGATTATATAGAAGATGCCACTAGAAGATTTGATTTTTATCATACTAAAGAAAAGAAATATCAATTTGATTTATCTTATATGAATCGTATTACAAAAGGTGGTGTACCACCTAAAACTTTAAACATAGCATTAGCAGGCACAGGTGTTGGTAAATCTTTGTTTATGTGTCATTGTGCTAGTGCGTTTCTTACACAAGGTTTAAATGTATTGTATATTACTTTAGAAATGGCGGAAGAAAGAATTGCCGAACGTATTGATGCCAATCTATTAGATGTAACTATGGACGATTTACACAGTATGCCTAGACAGCTGTATGATGATAAGATTACTAAGATTAGAAATAAGACTGCTGGTAAATTAATTATAAAAGAATATCCTACAGCATCAGCACACGCTGGCCATTTTAGAGCATTACTTAACGAACTTGCATTAAAGAAATCTTTTAGACCAAATGTTATCTTTGTTGATTATTTAAATATATGTTCTAGTAGTAGATTTAAAGGTGGCAATATATCATCATATTTCTTTATTAAAGCTATTGCAGAAGAATTAAGAGGATTGGCCGTAGAGTTTAATGTACCAATATTCAGTGCAACACAAACAACAAGAACAGGATTTGTAAGTACAGATATAGGATTAGAAGATACTTCAGAATCGTTTGGTCTTCCAGCAACGGCCGATTTTATGTTTGCATTAATATCAAATGAAGAATTAGAAGCACTAGGTCAAATGAAAATTAAACAATTAAAGAATCGTTATAACGATCCATCTATAAATCGTGCCTTTATTATTGGAGTAGATAGAGCTAAGATGAAGTTATATGATGTATCTAACAATGCACAAAACATTGTAGATAGTAATCAAAAAGAAGTAATTGTAAAAACAAGTTACGATAAGTTTTCGGATTTTAAAATATGAAAAGACAAAAGGTAAAGTTTCATAAAAGTGATAAAAGACCAGGTTATCTATCTGAACAATTATCTTATGAAAAAAAGATGATTAAAAAAGGTAAAACTATTTTATGGCAGGCCATTGAACAACCTACAGGTACTATAATAAGACAATCTTTTTTTGAGGAAGATATAGAAGATTTAGTTAAGTTTCAAAATACAAACCGCCAATGGCAACGAAACGGTGGTATACCTAAATTTCTTTGCGACAACATTAAATAGTCATTTATAAATATATGAATGGCGTTATTTAGCAAAGCAGATTTATCCAAACCAAAATACATTGCATCAATTGTAGCAAAAATTAAAAAAGGCATTAAAATCAAAGTAAGTGATGGCAAGTCTTACTTATTTAAAAAAACTAAAGATATTGATAATTTAGAAAAAGTACAAACAGATGTTCAAAAATATACAAAAATACTTTTAGTTAATAATAATCACGTTTCTATATTTACTGACGGTAAAAAATCTTTTAGATTTATAGATATTGATAAATCTCCATTTTCAGGTATGGGTGGTACATCAAGAAATGCTTTAGGCAAACAATTATCAGATGCCGGTGAGTTAGCCACAGTAATGTCTTTACGAAAAGATATTAAAAATGCTAGAGATACTGGACAATCAATATTTGTAAATAATCCAGAAGCTTTTGCCGATTGGCTTTTAACTTTTCAATATACACGCCCAGCAGTTAATAAAATTGTAGGTTCTTTAAATAATTTTGACATAATACACGATGCTACTGATAAATCAGATTTTACAAATACTATTACATTATTTTTGAGAAAAGCAAAACTATCAAAAGATTCTTGGAATCCAGCAGACATTTATATTATTAATAAATTAGCAAGAAATAAAGTAACTGACGATTTAAAAAAAATAGTAAAAACTTATGAAATTAAAGATGGATTAGTTAATATATTTAATGATAAACTTTATAAATTATATGAAAAAAAAATTCTTTATCCTATTTCTCTCAAACAATTAATTACAGAAAAAGCATCAGTAGATTATAACAACATACCAGGCAAAACCAAAGTATCGGATTACAATATTAAAATAGAAAAATTTAATTGTAATTTAACTGCCGAAGGTAAAGAAATAGGATTATTTACATTTAAAAATGTTGATACGGGAAAACAAATTCTTTTACAAGTTAGAGGTTTTCCTCATAGTTATGGTGTTGCACAAACTGAAATTACATCCGATGGAACACTTACAGGAGGTCGTTTAGGTAAAATTAGTACATCTATTATTGATAATGTATTGGCTCAATATAAGGATGCAAGAATTGATAGTATAAAATATTTTGGTACACCTAAACCATTTGAAAATTTTGATGAAACTAAAATTAAAGAAACTTACAATATGTATGAAACAGTTATTAAAAATTCAAAAGTTTTTACTGAAAGATTTTTAAAATATAAAGATTATGTTAAACTAATTCAAACTTCAAAATCAAATATTGAGATTGCTAAAAATATGTGTATGAAAATTCAAGGTTTAAAAATAATGCACTTTTTTGTAAAAAATGAAAAAAATTTATCTGCTATTATGAACAAAATGATAAACGGTGCTAAAAAAATAAGTGATAGTAATGGCTTCTTCATTAAAATATATTAATAAAGACTTGACTTTTTATAAATAATATAGTATAATAAAATTGATATATTAAATGGATTGTGTGATTTTGTTTATGGGAACAATGAGAGAGAAATGTTTAGTTTTAAAGGATTCGTAACAAAGGGTACTAATACCCATTTAGAACATTTAGAAGATAGTATTATAGACCAAGGTTCAAAAGGTGGTCGTAATGCAGTCAATTTTTTAAAGTCAATCAAAAAAATGCTTACAGGTAATGTGGGCGGCCGACTTAACGTAACAGTTAAATGGGACGGTGCGCCAGCAGTTATCTGTGGAATTAATCCAGAAAATGGTAAATTTTTTGTAGCAACCAAATCTTTATTTAACGTAAATCCAAAAATCAATTATTCTACAGGCGACATTATGAAAAACCATGATGGAGTTTTAGCACAGAAACTTATTGTTTGTTTAAGAGAGTTATCTAAATTAGGCATCACTGGAATTTTGCAAGGCGATCTTTTATTTACTAAAGGTGATGTTAAGACTACAACAATAGATGAAAAAGAATATTATACATTCACACCTAATACAATCACATATGCAGTACCGGTTAATAGTACAATAGGACAAAAAGTTGCACGTGCAAGATTAGGTATAGTATTTCACACAATGTATTCAGGTAAAGATATCAAACATCTTTCAGCAAGTTTTGGAAGTGTTGCAGGTTTCCCTAAATCATCTTCTGTTTTTATTACAGATGCAACATATAAAGATACATCAGGTGCAGCTACATTTAATAAATCAGAAATGTCTCAGTTTGATAATATCATTGCAATGGCAGAAGGATCATTACAAAAAGCGGCACCAATGTTAGACATACTTAATGTTGCAGATCCTTTAGCAGTAGGTTTTAAACTTAAAACATTTTTCAATCATTACATTAGAAATTCACAAGGCGATATGGCCAAGGTAAAAGAACTAGTTGATTTCTTTAGAACATATTATAATAACATGTTACAACAGGAAGTTGACAGTGTAGTAAAAGAAGAAACAAAAAACAAATATAGAAAAATAAGAGATGGTGGTTTAGACTTTATTGATAGCAATAAACAAGCATTATACTTTGCAATTGCAAGTTGGATATCATTACAACGAGCAAAAAATTTTCTAATAAGAAAAATGAATCAAATACAAAGTATTGGCCAGTTTATAAGAACGCCAGATGGATTTAAAGTAACAAATCCAGAAGGATATGTTGCAGTAGATAGAGTTAAGGGTGCTGTTAAACTAGTTGATAGATTAGAATTTAGCAGAGCAAATTTTACAATAGCCAAAGATTGGCTGAAAGGATAATATGAAATCATTTAAAGATTACGAAAAAATAGATGCAATATGCGAAGCGATGGAATGGGAAGAACTTTTAGAAGAAGAAGTAGAACATGAGGGTAAGAAAGTTACTTTAAATAAACCTCATAGAACACCAGGTGGTCCTAAAAAGTTTTCAGTTTACGTTAAGAACGACAAAGGTAATGTTGTTAAAGTAAACTTTGGAGATCCAAATATGGAAATTAAAAGAGATGATCCTGCAAGACGTAAATCATTTAGAGCAAGACATGGGTGTGATAATCCAGGTCCTAAATGGAAAGCAAACTATTGGTCATGCAGACAGTGGAGAGCAGGAGCAAAAGTAGAAGATTAATGGCAAATTTTAGAAAAGATACACAAACATTCGGACCTACAGGACACGATAGAACCGTCTTTGAAGTACCTATGATTGCCAATAAAAATGGCGAAGTAGTTACAAAAGAAAATCCTTTTCCTGTAACATTTTCTCAATCAATAGGTCCATCAGCTGGAACATCTACAACAAATGACGCTTTTGGCAGATTGAGAGTATCAGAACCATTTACACTTTTTGATTCATCTTTTAGATATTATGATAATACCGAAAAATGGTCAACAAGTGAAACAGATAACTCTGGCAATTCCTCTTATACTCATAATGCAAATGAAGGACTTATGGATTTAACCGTAGGTTCTTCAAGTGGTGATAGTATCATAAGAGAAACAAAAAGAATTTTTAGTTATCAGCCAGGAAAATCATTATTGGTTTTAAATACGTTTTGTATGAATAGTCCAAAAACTTATCTTAGACAAAGAGTAGGTTATTTTGGAACAGATAATGGTTTTTATTTAGAACAAGAAAATAGTAATGTTTATATAGTTAAGAGAAGCAAAGTTACAGGTAGTGTAATTAATACTAGAGTTATACAAGGAAATTGGAATATTGATACACTAGATGGATCTGGAGTTTCAAGTTATACTTTAGATTTAACAAAATCACAAATATTATGGATGGATTTTGAATGGTTGGGTGTTGGTTCCGTTAGAGTTGGATTTGTTATTAATGGCCAATTTATACCTGTACACGTATTTCATCACGCAAATTTAATATCTACAACTTATATGACAACGGCTACTTTACCTTTAAGATGTGAAATTACAAATACAGACGCAACATCTTCATCATCTACATTAAAACAAATTTGTTCTAGTGTGATGAGTGAAGGAGGCTATAATACAGTTTCTATTTCAAGAAGCGTATCTACAGATATTACAGGTAAAAATATTTCAAACACTAGTGATACACCTTTAATAAGTATAAGATTAAAAAGTGGAAGAACAGACGGTGTAGTGATACCAAAAGCAGCAAACTTTTATGGTTTACAACAAGCCGCATTTCAATATAAAATATATAACAATGTTACTAGTTTAACAAACGCAAGTTGGACATCATTAGGAAATGATAGTTTAATTGAATATGACTTATCTGCTACAGCATTAACAGGTGGAAATTTAATGATGCAAGGAATTTTTGTAGGTAGCGTAACAGGATCAGCCCAAAGTATAGATTTTTCACAATACGATCATTCTCTACAATTAGGAAGAAGTTTAGGCAGCGCAACAGGCGATATATTTACAATCGCAATTAAAGCAACATCTAACAATGATGATGCCGTTGGATCATTAAATTGGCAGGAGCATAATTAATGAAATCATTTGAACAAATACTTTCAGAAGGCTTATATGACCCAGGCATATTTAAGGCTTTCTTTTTAGCAGGTGGGCCAGGCTCTGGAAAATCATTTGTTAGTAGAAATATATTTACAGGTTCAGGATTAAAGTTTGTAAATTCAGATACATTTTTTGAAAAAAGTTTAAGAGATGCTGGATTATCTTTAACACTACCTGACGAAGAACAATATTTTAGAGACATGTTAAGAACACAAGCAAAAGCAAGAGCAGAAAACCAAGCATCTCTTTATATCAAAGGAAGATTAGGTTTAGTGATAGATTCTACAGGTAGAGATTTTAATGTAATACACAATCAAGCAAGTCAATTAAAACAATTAGGTTATGATTGTTATATGATATTTGTAAATACAAGTTTAGAAGTTGCATTGGAAAGAAACTCTAAAAGAGAAAGAGTTGTGCCTGAATATATTACAAAAACATCATGGCAAGGAGTACAAAATAATATAGGTAAATTTCAAAATTTTTTTGGTATGGAAAATTTTATAGTGGTCGACAACAGTAGATCAGAACAAGAATTAGTTACAGTAACCATGAATAAAGTAAATTCTATTGTCAGAAGATTTTTAAATACTCCTATAAAAAGTTATATTGCAAAAAGATGGATGGCCAAAGAAAGAATAGCAAGGAGAAAAGATGTTTAAATTAATAAAAGAAGCAATTATAGACATACCTAGACGCACATATGCTAAAGATATATTTGATAATGCTGATACAGAAAATCCAAAATTAAAACAATCTGTATTAAATATTATTAATGATCAATTAAAAGAATTTGAAAAACTTTATCCTATTAAAAAATATAGTTTAGTTGGTTCTATTATTACAAAGAATTATAGAGATGATGCTGACTTAGATATTAACGTTTTATTTGATATATCTCCTGCTGATAGAGAAGCAGTTAGAATAAAATTATCACATGAATTAAGAGGTATTAATGGAAAATTAATTCCTGGAACTAAACATCCAATTAATTATTACATCATTACAGATCCTAATGTAAAAGAAACAAATGATAAAATGGCCGATGGTGTGTTTGATATTAAAAATAATACTTGGATAAGAAAACCAAAAGAATTTAAATTTGATGCTGAAAGATATGCGGCAGATTTTGAAAAGAAAGTAAAAGAAATAGATGTAGTAGAAGGAGAATTAAAAAGAGATATTATAGATTATAAAGAATTAACAGAATTAAATCCTGATGATGTTTTACATTTACAAGAAATTATTAATGATAAGATGGATCAGATAGAAGATGACATAAAACAATTGGTTGATATTGGTAATACAGTATTAAAAGATAGACGAGATGCTTTTGCTACTGATATGACACCAGAAGAAATAAAAACTTTTGGTAAAAAAAATTTATTACCTAAAAATGTTATTTATAAGATGTTAGAAAAATATCATTATCTAAGATTATATCATCAACTAAAAGATATATTAGATGATGGTAAAATAACAGACGCAGAAATACGTTCTATCAAAACAGAAGGAGTTAATAAATCTATTGCATTTACTTTTGGTAGATTTAATCCACCAACAATAGGCCATGAAAAATTATTACAAAAAGTTGCAAGTTTAGGATCAGAATATAAAATATTTTTAAGTAGATCACAAGACGCAGTAAAAAATCCATTATCACCATCAGACAAATTAAAATGGATGCAAACAATATTTAAACCTTATGCTAGTCATATATTAGTAATGCCTACGAATATGGTATTAGAACTAGCAACAAAAATTTATAGTTTAGGTTATACAAATGTAACTATGGTTGTGGGTAGTGATAGGGTAAGAGAATTTGATACTATACTAAACAAATATAATGGTGAAAGAAACAGACATGGGTTTTATAACTTTGAAAAAATAAATGTAGTATCTGCTGGTGAAAGAGATCCTGATGAAGAAGGCGTAACAGGAATGAGTGCAAGTAAATTAAGAGAATATGTAAAAAGAGGTGATTTAAAAAATTTCAAAAGAGGAGTACCAGGCAACCTAACAGAGAAACAAAAGAACGAATTATTTTTTGATGTTAGAAAAGGTATGGGGTTATCAGTTAGTTTGGCTGCAGAATTAGAACCAATAGAAACACTTAAAACTTTAAAAGAATTTGAATCACAACAAGTAAGAGATTTATATATTAGAGAAATGATATTCAATATTGGCGAACAAGTACATAACGTCAATTTAGATGTAAAAGGAAAAGTAATAAGACGAGGAACAAATTATATTGTATTAGAAGATACAAATAACAATTTACACAAATCATGGATTTGGGATTGTATTCCTATTGCCGCAGATAGAGAAGTAATGGTAAGAGAATATAATTTAGATGTAGATTACGGATTTAAAGCTGTTTCTAGTATGAATGAAAAAGCAGGACATACAGATAGTTTACCGCAAGATAAAGATGTGAGTAAAAAACCAGGAACTCAACCTAAAAAATATTATAAAGATTTATCTAAATCCGATAAAGAAAAAAGAGCAGCACATTTTAGAAAACAAGATACAACAAAACCAGGATATGAACCTGCTCCTGGCGACGAAAAAGTAAAAACAAAACCTAGCGTTCACACACAAAAATTTAAAAAAATGTTTGGTGAATTAAAAATAAATTTACAATCGAGATTTAACATGACAACTGAAAAAAAAGAAGCCTATGATATAGGACACGATTATGCTCAACATACATCTAAAACAACACCAGGAGAACCTGGTTACGACTCCAATTATAAAGGCACAACATATACGCCTAGTAACAAAGAAGATAATAACGAGTTGGTAACACAAAGTAGATCATATCCTGATGGTGAAAAAATACCAAATGTATTACCATCAAAATATATGCCAGCAAATTCAAAAGAAGTACCGAAAGAACAAAACTGTTATAATTGTGAATATGGCAGTAAATATGAAGGTAATTATTGTAGTTTATTTCACGCTAAAGTAAGACCAACATACTGGTGTGCTAAGTGGGAGCCAAACGATAAAAAAGTATCCATGCAAGATATAGAAGAATGGGCTGGTTCAAATGAGACAATAGATAAATATAGAGAAAGATATGGTGATAATTACCAGTTTAAGATTGACGAAGTTAAACAAAAAATGATGTCTTTCAAAGATTACACCAAAAAGGTATAATATGAGTTTTATTACAGAATCAAAAAACGCTTATAAAAAAGTAAGAGAAGCATTAGAAAAAGAAACTTCAGATCACGAAATATCAATGGCTCGTGGTGAATTAGAAACAATTGCAGATAGAGCATTAGCTACGTCTGCTATGTTAGAAGGAACACCAGAAGATGGTAATCCATTACCTGCTTGGGTGCAATCAAAAATTACAAACGCTTGTGATTACATCACAACTGTACATGACTATTTAAAATATAGTCCTAAATTAAATGAATCTATAGATTTGACCGAAACAACTTTTGAAAAAATTTACCAAATGCAACAAGATGGTAAAACAGCTGATGATATAGCAAAAGAGTTGAAATTAAATCCAGCATTAGTTAAAAAAGTTTTAGGTGAACAAACAGAATTAAAAGAATTTAATGATGCTCAAATTGCTCTGCTTAAAAAAGAATTTGACCCTCTTAAAGGTAAACAAATAAGCACAGCAAGAGCAAACCAATTATCAAACATACTAAACAAATTAGATGATGGTTCATTGCAAAAATTAAAAGATGCTTTAATACCTTTTGTATCAGCAGTTGCTGCTTCAAAGATAACTCAAAGAAAATTTAAAGGTGTTAAAATAACAAATGTAAAAGTTCCAGGTTTAGAAAATATGGCCGAAGCTGTAGATCCTTCTAAAGCAACTAAATTAAAAATGATTTCAATAAAAGGCGATCAGAAAGAAATCACAATAGATAAAAAAGATTTAGAAAAATATTTAAAATTAGATTACGTAATTAAAGAATATTTACCTGAAGAAAATGAAATTACAGAAGCAAACGAAGAAAAAATATCAGATCAAGCAAAAAAACAAGGATTGGAATATTATGGTTTTGGCCGTTATGGTAAAGATAAAATAGTAACTCACAAATCTGTGAATGGAAAATTACAAACATTACCAAAAGATCAACAAACAAAAGCTGACGATAAAGGATCAAAACCCGAATCTAAGCCTGAAAAAGTCGATATGGTAAAAGATTTAAAAAATACCGCTGCAGAAGTTGGATTTGATGATTTAAATATTGAAGATGATGGAAAAAATATATCTTTTGTAAAAGAATTTGATCCTACAATACAAGATGAAGATGATGTAAAAGATGAATATAATAATATTGTTAAAATGTTAAATAAAAAAGGTATAAATTATAAACCAAATTTTGATCAAGACGTTGAAATAGATAGTGATGAAGAATATATGCAAATTAATTTTTCTGTAAAAAAAGAAGAAATTAAATTAACAGAAGATAGTTTAGAAGATTTATATAAAAAACTTGGTTGGAATTTAAATAGTAAAACTTACGGAGCTACCCTTACACATCCAAAACATGGTGTTATTGAAATAGATAGATATGGTGAATGGCATCATAAACCTAAAAACATAAGTTCAATTTCAACCGCAGCGTATAAACCTTTGGCATTTGGAAAAAATAATGATTTAAGTAAATATATATCTTCATTAAAAGAAGAAGTAGAATTAAAACCAGTTCCTAGTTTAGAAGATAGTGCTAAGAAACATAATGTAGATATTGAAGTATTAAAGAAACAACTAGAAAAAGGTATTGAGATTGAAAAAGAACATACTAAAGATGAAAAGGTTGCTGAGAAAATAGCACTTGCTCACATAGACGAAAGACCAGATTACTATATTCAAATAGACAAACTAGAAAAAAAACCAGTTGAAAAAGTAGAAGAAGCTTGTTGGACAGGATACAAACAAGTAGGCCTTAAAAAGAAAGGCAAAAAAATGGTACCCAATTGTGTACCTGAAGAAACTATCAGAGAACAAAAAAGATTATATATTGAATCTATTGCGGCAGTAAAAAATAAAGCAGACAAATCAGGCATGCCTTATTCTATATTAAAACAAGTATATGATAGAGGAATGGCAGCATGGAAAGGTGGCCATAGACCAGGAGCTACACAAGTACAATGGGCATTGGCGAGAGTTAACAGTTTCGTAACTAAATCATCAGGCACGTGGGGTGGAGCTGATAGTGATTTAGCGAAAAAAGTAAAAGGAAAAGAATAATGACAAGATATTTAGAAATTAAACCAGGAAGTTTATCAGAAGTAGCAATCAGATTAAGAGATGACTATCAAGCATTCTTTAAAAAAGAATTGGAAAAAACAGGAAAATCTATCGCATCAATGACTGATGCTGAAAAAAAATCATTTTTTAATAGAGTAGATAAAGCATACAATGCTAAAAATGAAGCAACTTCACAAGATATATCTCCTAGTTTAGAAAATAAACCTGTCAATAAAAAATTATATACTAAAAATGAAGTAATGGATACTAGTTGGATTAAAAAAGAAATAGATAAAGAAAAAAAAACTACATTAGTAGCTGCACCAGGTAATAAAGAAAAAGTAATAAGAATACCAAAAGAAAAATTAGCAGACTATAAAGCAAAAGGTTATGTTGAAGCAGAAGAATTTGTGCCAGAAGAAACAGTAGTAGAAGAACCTAAGAACGCTTATGCTATTGGTATGGCCGCTGCTATGAAAGCTACAGGTGATAAACCACCTTTAAAGAAATCTACGATAACTAAAGCACATGACATAGCTAAAAAGATTGAAAAACAAGAAGAAGTAAAAGAAGAAACTTTAGAAGAAGGCGGAATGAAAGAAATAGATACTAACAAACAAGAATTAAAAAGATTGGATGTTAGATTGTCAAAATTAAAAGATCAAATGAACGCAGCTGCAGGAGCGGATACTACTGACATAGAAAAACAATATTATCAAACAAAATCTGCTATATTGGATATTAAAAAGAAATTAGCATCTAT